CAATTATGGTCCTAATAATTGAAATTACTATGTTGACAATATCAAGTGTGTGTACCCTAACTGCAGCTTGGAAACAGTACAAGTCGATACGTGTGAATGATATCCGTTCAAATGCCACTGCAAAGTGGTCTGAGCCGAGTCCTTCAGCAAGTGCGGTTCTCCGCGGCACGTTTCAGCAGGTTGCTGTCCCCAAGTGCAAATCTGTGTACGGACATACTCATGGTGTTGCAGCTGCGGATCGCAGCACAGGTACTCGGTTCGCAGAAACATTTGCGGCACAAGCAGGTCTAACACCCTACTTTGTCCAATGTTCTGCGGCTGATGAGAGGAAGGGAAGAGCAAGGAGCCGAAACTGGCACTGGGTCAAGGATGGCCAGGTTAAGCCCGTCAATTATAGTCCACCACAAGATGCACTTATGGTGTATGTGGACTCTGATGAGTACGAGGAGAACATGCCAACGGTTCTAGCGGATGAGTTTAAAGCCACGTTGCTGTATACGTTTCAACCTAGTCAGGTTGCGAAATCTGATGGGGGGGATTATCAATTTACCTTCGACCAGAAGGGGCAAGTTGTGTATACAGTCAACGGTGGCGGGCAGTATGTCCATAAGGTGTGGAATTATACCCATGATAATCTCGTTGTACGTAAACGATTTTTAGGCATTCCATACTATACTGCCACGTTCTTAGTTGAACGGCGTAATACCGATGTAGACCACCAGCTAGTGTTGATAACACCATTGCAGCGTTGGGGTTTCTTGGGCTCACTCCTTGCTTGGAATTTGCAAGGAGGGTCTCTGACTAGGATGAATCCTGTTGTTGGAGACTTTCTCAGGTTGAAAGTACAATCTAAGAATGAGTTGTGTTATTCCACTGGCAAAGTAGGTAGCTATAATCAGGCTACTGTACCGGTTACTGTTGATGATGCTCTAGGGGCACTCGCACGTACATCGACTACTTTTACCCCCCACCAGGTCAAAACTTACATTAAGAGTTGTGATGATGTGGCAGCAGTGTCACTTTATGAATTCCATTGTAAGAAGTTGAAGGCGGCGGCGGATCTTGTCTCGTTACCAGGCGAAGGTGTAAATCACTATACGAACTCTCCAGAGAGATGTGATCCCCACACAAAACCTGTTGTGACGGCTTTCATGAAACCACTCATAGATGAGTGCTATGCACCAACACGTTGTAAGGAAAACGACGAGTGCATGGTTGAGGAAAGGATAACGAAGGTAGCGGTTCCACCGACGGAACCAGACGCTTTTGTACAGCAATGTATGATAGAGTTTACCGACATGTTCATTCCCAAAGACATGAGACACATGATCCATCCAGTTGATGCTGAAGAAGTCTATAAGAGACAAAACCGTCCTACGCAGAATCGTATTCTCAGGGAGGCAGCATCAAATGGCAGATTCATCAAACGTATTATCAAGAGCTTTCAGAAAGGTGAGACATATAACGGGGTCAAAGCACCCCGGCCTATCTCAACGATAAACGGTAACGATAAGTTCGATTACTCAAGGTTTACGTACGCTCTAGCTGAACACTTGAAGACGATGCCATGGTACGCGTTTGGTAAGACTCCTGTGGAGATAGCCCAACGGGTCGCTGATGTGCTGGCGCAGGCCAAGCAGGCGATCAACACGGACCTAAGTAAATGTGACGGGAGGGTTTCAAGTACTGCTAGATTGTTGGAACGAATGATCGCAATGGCAGCTTTCCCGTTAGAGTATCACGAAGAATTGGATAAGTTAATGAAGTCTCAATATAATCAGAAAGGAGTTACTTCATTCGGCGTGATTTACGATACACTTACTTCGAGGCTGTCAGGATCCCCTGAGACGGCCTTGTTCAATTCCATATTAAACGCTTTTATAGCGTTTTTAGCCCTTAGACGAATGGGGCTAACACCCAAAGAAGCTTGGAAACGCTTGGGGGTATATGGAGGGGACGATGGAATGACCGCAGATGTTATCAGGCAAACATACGAGCAGGCTGCTCGAGATGTTGGCCAAGTGTTGACGGCAGATGAGGTTAAGCGAGGTGACTTGGGGATCAAGTTCCTCGCGCGTTGCTACTCCAGACATGTTTGGGAGGGCGACGTTAATTCCATGTGTGATGTGCGCAGACAGTTGAGTAAGTACCATGTTACCACGGCAGTGGATGCATCCGCAGTGGATAAATTATGGGAAAAATCATATGCCTATTATTTGTGTGATAAGAACACACCAATAATTGGCCCGTTTGCATCAGCTGTAGCCAAGTTAAGAGGATTTGAATCCTACTCCAACCTAACCCAGAAATGGAATGGAGACTTGGCACCTGAATTACAGTACCCCAATGACTACGGTGACTGGATGCAAGATGTCGTAACCAGTAGTGGTCTTGGTGGATTCCGTCAAAGTGATTTGTTGAATTGGATAAACACAAGGAGAGGTCTCGGCGACTTCTTAGAGGTGCCAATGTTCATAGATCCTTTTCCTATTAAGGTTGATAAGCCTGTACTTATCAATGGGGATATCGTATTACCAGATGGTATGATTAACATCGCGTGGCACTCTGACCCCTCGGAGACACGGATGCCAAAGTTCCATTTTGACCCGGTCTCGGAAGTAAAGGTGCCCGTAGCACCTCGAAATGCAAAAGAGCGACGTACAGAACGCAGAGCTATGCACCCGAAGAAATTATTACCAGTTGACGAACGAAACGGCGTCGGTGGAATGTTGGCGACAACGTCCACCACCGTTGAAGGTCCCAGAAGGGGCCCGATAGTCAATAGGCAATAGTCCGGACCCATTGGGGACCAGTACGCGGAGTTTCTAACTTTCCTGGCATCCCCTGATAAACCGTCCGCTGGTGACACGACATGCGAGAGTAGGCCTGGCCAGCCTTACAATTAACCCCCCACAAGTGTTTTGTATTTGTTCCGCAATAAAGCTCAGAAACATGTCGTCTCGCGCTCCTGTGAAGCGTGTCCCAAAGAAGAGAACTGCCCGCGCCAAGAAGTTGGCAGGCAAGAGCAAT